TTTAACGCTTTCATCATTTGTTTATAGGTGTCTTGGATTTCTTGTGCTGTTCTGTCCATATCTCTCGCAATTTGTCCACTACCTGTTGCAGTTGCTTTATCGTGATGTTGTTTATGCTTGGTTTTTCTCCGAACATTCTCGCTTTCACATCCAAAGTCTTTTTGACACCCATCAGACTTTGAGCAACCGCAAACTTCTCGATTAAATCGTACCACTCTTTATTCTTCCAATCCACTCAAGGCTTCACGTGCTTTTTGTTTAAACTTTTCATCCCATTCTGATTTATTAGCTACCCAATCTAAATACTGTGAATCTTTCTGTGCAACATCTAACCAACTATCGCCTTTATACTTGCCTAAAGGAAGTAATGTGTCATCTTGTTGGTGTATTGCGTTACTTACTTCGTCTGCTGTTGCAATCGAGCCTACAAGTCCAATATTTAAAAAACCTAAACATCTACCAACTGCCGATGTTTCACAATTCTCAACTGCTGATGTTTTATTTATTTGACTACTGCCGACAACTTCTTCTGCATGACCTGTGAAGAAACGCTCTGGCTTTTCAACGTCTGGTGTTGCTGTTGCTCTGAACATTATCTGATCATTCTCAATCTTTAAAAGTGTTGTCACAATCATCCCATTAGGATATAATTCGTGAAACAATTCAACACGTTCATCAACTGTAATGTATTCTTTACCATGTATTTTTACTGACATAATTAGTCCTCCTCGTTAGTTTAATTACAATGCTCTTTACATTTTGAGCATATATCGTTTAAAATAATTCTAAAGCCACAACAATTACTATATACCTCAATAGGTTCTTCTGGTGGTGGAAATTCGTTTGGAAAATAAATATGTGGTTCAAGATATTCAGATACTTTACTCATTATTTTTCCTCTTTTAATTTAACCACTCCGGTCAAGGAGAGAGAGATGACTACAAGGCGAGGAAAGCCTTCGAAGTGGTTATTTCTTTTAATTCCTCTTTGCATTTAATTGTTATTTTTTAATTAGTTTTAACGCTTGTTCAAGGTCTAACTCAACAGAGCAAAGAGCTTGAAAAACAAAATCCTTCATGTGTTTAGTTTTAGAATTATGTGATTCAACAATCTCAATGGTTACTGTTTTTAAAGCGTTTTCTAATTTTTCTATAATTTGTTTATTCATTTTATTATTCCTCTTTTTATTAAATGTTTGCAAGTGTAATTATTAGGTCAGTTGCTTCAGTAACAGACATATTATCATATTCATCAAGGTTTTCAGTTTTAGCAAGTTTGTATGCATTATTAGAAACTTTAACACCAACTGATTTTAAAGCATCAAGCTCTGATATAATATCTTCTATACTCATTTTATTATTCCTCTTTGAAATGTTACCGGCACTAAAATCGGTGCTTAAATCGACCACAGACGTGTGCCTGTTGTATGGACGTGCCGGTAAATAATTTGATTTAATCGATTTAAGCATAACCAATTGTAATACTAAATAAGTTATAAAACAAACAAATAAAAAACCCCCATACAAAGCGTATATGAGGGTTTTTAGGGTACTTTGGTATGTGTACTTTAAATTATGACGCTTTTCCGTTTATACGTCCCTTTAAATATGCAAGGTCATCAGTAACATCATTTAACTCACGTACTATATCTTCACGATGTCGTTGGCTAATATCATCAGATTTGTTCCAACGATCTAACATCTTTAAAACAATAGATTCAACGTTTCCCATTTTAGTTTCAAGTTTTGCGTTGGCTTGACGTATATCATCTAAATCTTGGTTTTGCATCTTTTGGCTTTTTATTAGGTTCATAATCATCATTATAAATAAAAATACAATTACACCAATTGCTCCATACTCTGCGTATGTTTCCATCATTTTTTTAATCCTAACTTTTGCATTAAACTTTTATTTTCTTCTTCTAATTGTACTTTAGCTGATTGTAGTGATTTGATGTGTTCTTGCTCCATTCCTTCTACTGAAGCAGTTAGAACAACTATTTTATTTTCAAGATCATCTATTCTAATTTTATGATTAGCAAATCGCATCTGTGCTTGATACCAACTTCCTACCACAACACAAATAAGCAGCCCGGCTTTTATTAACAGGGCTACGGATATGTGAATTTGACTGTCTGCGTTTAAACCTTTATTCATTTTTTATTAAACTCGTATATCATATAACCAAAGAATAGCATTGCAACTAATTGTGGTATAAAAAAATTGTCATTCACTTTTTATTTCCTTTGCAATTATTACATTGACAACAACAGCAACAACAATTATTCTTCATCTTTATTCTTTTGTTTAGGTCTTGGTTTTGGTTTTCTATTGATTACAACGCTTTTAGTGTAAATAGGTTTTATAAAATCTTTTGTATCCCAATAGTTGTAATTATTTGTATTCCATCCTATTGCGTAGCTGTCTGGCATATAACGATACTTAAAAGCTGATGTACTGTATACCTTAACCACTCTGCCACTATCTGTATACGTAATCGTTTGATAGGGTACAGGATCATTATCATTCATCCCAATAAAGACACCAAAAAGAATTCCAAACATAAATTCAATCATTATTTACTTCCATTATTAATACGCTGTGCATCTATATATAATCTATTAAAGTCCATTGCCACAGAATCCATCTGGTAATGAATTGTTTTTAATAAGCTATCTGTACGCCATTGCTCTTGAGCAAGTTCTGCTCTTGATTTGCCAACTCGTATATCTTCACAAGCAGACAAACTAAAAGCCAACACAATTAATCCTATTGTTAAAACTTTGAGAAAAGGCACAGATATTCGTATATGTATATGCTTCATTAAAATTCTTCTTCTACTGTTAATTTGATGTTATAAATTTCTGGTGCAACTTGTGTCATATCTAATGAGTTGTTAGCAAATCGTCCAAATATATGCTCACTCTCTGCGTTATCGCCTTCGGAATCTTTATCGATTGAAAAAATAAAAGGTAGGTGGTTTCCGTTTGTCATGTTCCAGACATCAGATACAAAGTTATCATCTGCTGCAAGAATATCGTATTCATCTGGCATAATTTCTGTGTTATTTAAAAAGCTAAATGACATATCATATATTATACGTCCACCATACATATCATATCCATTAGATGCGGTTGTAAACGGCGATTTAGACGTGCTTGTTGCTGTTCTACCAAACGACTTTAAATTGCTGAATCTTTGCCCACCATGTGATTCTTGTAAATCGTTTAATCTATTATATGAAATCATTCTGGTAAGTTCTAAATCTGGTGCGTGAGGCATATCAAAGTATTCACCAATCATAATACAACCAACAAAGAAATCTGTACTGCCCCACGTTCCGTTTTCTGCTACGCCTGTATTGGTTGTGTTGCCTTCAAATTGTATTGCCCAATATCTTAACGTGTTTTCAGCAAAACGTATTATGGTGCTTCCATCGGTTGCCGGTTCAATTACTACATCTTTATCATCTGCGGCAGCGGTTGTTGTATCTCCATTAACAACCTCGACCATAGTGTCATTTGCCCAAGCAATATCTGCTGTGTCAGCATTGCCACCATTTAACGCAGTTATATCAGATGATTCGTTTCCGGCAAATACTCTTATTTTACCAACAGATGAAACTAAATTATGATTTAATATTGCAATATATGACTTTTTAAATGTGGTACTTTGTGTATCAATTGTGATTAAAACGTGTCCGTCTGTGTCTGCACTTGTATCAAACGTACATTTGTTTAAAGGATTCATATCAAAAAGTTCTGCTTCTGATCCTGTTGTAAAAGTTCCCATAAACTTATTAGATGCGTTTGTTGCAGTTACGTCAAAGTTTCCGTTTTGTGCTACACCTCTACTCATTAAATAATTAAGTAAGTCGGGATAAAATCTTGGTGTGCCTATGTTCATATTTGCCATTTAAATTCCTTAAACATCTACATCGCCAACTTGAATACACTCAATATCGGCTGACGTAATTGATTTACTTATATCTGTTATTATATAAAATTTGTTTGTGCTGCCATCATTGACCTCTGTGCCATAAATCTTTGGATTTGTAAAATTTGTAAAGTTTACAATATCACCAATTTCAAGATGATTGTATTTTGGACTGTTTGTTGTAAACTTGAATATGTTTTTTCTACTTTTCATTAAATCTTTATATGCAGCAGCTAACTTTGTTGCTGTTGTGTCATCTATTATTTGACTTGCAAGAATTTCAATTGTAGCAGGTTGGTTAAAACCATTAACTGTTGAGCCTTGAGAAGTTGAGTCGCTCGATGTTGTTTCAGATAATGTTTGCTTTGCTCCATAATCATAATTGTATTTAAAAACAATTTTATTCTTAACAAGGCTTAATGCTGTCTTTGAAACTTTATTTAAATTAATATCATTAAAATTTATTGTTGCGTCAACAGACGAATAATCGCCAGATGCTTTTAATGTTTTAATTTTAAACTTTCCGTCTCCACTCATAAAAACGTATGAAAAAGTTAGTTTTGCGAGTTTATTTACAAAGTCTTGTGAATCAATAAATTTAAATTGTGAAAAAGCAAACTTAACGTCTGCAACTGCATCAACATATACTGAACCTAAATTTCCGTTTGTCGTATTACCAGAAGCATCAAAAGTTGCAACATCTATTTCAATTCCTGTTGTTGATGAATCAAGTCCTAATTCGTCACGCAAAACGCTTTCTATTATATAAATAGGATTTTCAATCAAATCATTTGCAGCATAACCAGGATCAGCAGAACCACCATTTTCGTCATTTCTTGGGTTTGAATTTATCGTATCAATCCAAGCACCATACTTTCTACCTTTACCAGAATAATATACATAATCAATTTTTGCAGGAACTACGATAGAAGGTTGTATAACATAGGTATAAAATTCTTGATAACCTTCATATCCAATCCTTTCGTTATCGTTTCGCATTCTTTGAGCGTATCTGTAACCTTCAAATATTTCTTCTTCTTGGTATTCAATAATGTCATCTAATGTAAAATCAACTCTTAATCCAGATTCATATATTTGTGCAGCATTATCATTATTACCACTACCCGCATTCAATGTGTAAACAATAGAGCCTTCAAAATCCCACGCATCTCTTTTTGCTGATGTGAAATAGCTTGAAGCATCTCGTTCCGTTTCTGCGTTTGTGACAGCGTTACTTTCTGCAATCCCTGTTGAGCCAACTGTAATTGTAAAATTACCACTTGCACCTTCTGCTGTAAAATCTGTAACAGTTCCCCATTTTGTTAATAAATTTACGCCAGAGTATGTACCTAATTTATTAATCTTTGGAAATGCAAAAGTTAAATTTGTAACAGAATTGTTTGTTGTTGCTCCGTTTGCTAACCATTGTGCGACTGCCGAAAAAGAGCCATCCCCAACTCTTTCCTCATTAGCTACTGATCCACTTCCTGTTACTGATTCTGCTGCTAAATTTGACGTGCTTAATGGAAGATATACAGATGCCTCTTTGCCTCTAAAATCAATTAATGATTTACCATTATATGTTCCAGAAGTCGGAAGACTTACTGCGTTATTCGCGTTTGTAAGTGTTGCATAAAAACCATCTATATAGGTATAAATATTCTCTGCATCTAATGTGTGTATTGCTTCATTATCTGCCAATGCTTTTGATTCTTGTCCTTGCACATCCCATTCATCTACAATAATTGCCGGGAATGCTCCTTTATAAAAATTATGCAACCTATCAAAATGACCTGTTGGAATAGTTCCAATATCTGTTTTAGCATGAAAATCACCAAATGCCATTGGTATAGGTTTCCCGGCATTTTTAATCTTTACTCCACTATATGTTGATTCTGCAACTGTTGCTGTTGGCAGTCTTTTATGAAACTTTGTGCTGTTGTCTAATAATGATAAAACAATATTATTACGATCATAGTCCACTTCTCCAGATATTCTTCCTGTGCCAATCATTCGTTCCGGTGTGTCAAGTGTAGCTGTTTCGTTAGTGTTTAAAAACAATTCCCATTTGCGATTTTCAAAGTTATTAGTTGCGAATAAATCGGTAAATCTTCCGCCTTTAATTGACTTATCATTGTTGAGCAATGTAACCGACATATTGGCTGTCGATGTTGTAAAGTTAAAGAAGTCTAATGATTGACGATACACGCCCCACGATGCAACAATACCATAATAAATATCTGTTCCGTCTTGTCTGTGTCTGTCACTTACGCCAATAAATGCAGATTCATCGTTATAATATAGTTTAAGTACCCAAAATGCAGTTGTGTTTGAGTTTTTTAACGCATTAGTAAGATCAGCATCAAACGATAACATTTATTTAGTTATCCTTGCTTGTCCTGTCGAAACTGCCTTGTTTATTGCGGGGATTATTGAGTTAGCTGCAAAATTACTATCTATAACACCCATACCACCAAAGTTTTGATTAATTGTTACGTTTGGAGAAGGTGTTGCTTGTGTTGGTGATGCACCAAATAAAAATTTTAGTCCAGTACCTATAAATCCCATTGGGCCGGAAGTTGCAAATTGCATTGCTCCAATTGCCTCCTGAATGCCTTTTTGAATTTTCATTTGTGCAGTTATTAGCATTTGTTGAACCAACATTCTTTTAAATGCTTCTGTAACATTATCTCCCATAAGTGCAGATGTCGCTAAACTTGTTGCAGCTTGAGCAGTAAATTCAGCAAATCTTCGTGCTTCGTCTGCTGTTAATTGTACAGTTTCAATCATCTTTGAAGTATTTACTGATGCATCTTTTAATTCGTTTATTATAGGTATTAAAATTGGCCCGGCATTAGGTATTTTTTGTAATAAATCTGTAAAAGTTTGTATTCTTTCTTGAATTGCTAATAAATCTCCACTTCCTGCAATTTCTGATGCCTGTCTTGCGAGAGCTTTTAAAGTTTCTAAATTTTCTTTACCAAGTAAACCTAACTTTACTTGCTTAAACAAATCGCTTGATTTTTTTATAAACGACGTTATTTTTGTAGTAGCAGCAACTACTGCACCGCCAAACTCTGTACCAAAAGTAAT